AGCTTGTCTTTGCGTATCAACTGGTTTGCTCTTGCAACACCAACGCTTGTACCACCCCTGTTGAATTCTTTACGCATTTCTAAACCTCTTTTAGCTTCTTTTGCCATTGCATCTGTAGGTGTAGTATCTATATCAGACAATGCTTTTTCTTCTTGCAATAAAAACTCTATCTCTTTATCTATTTCATCATCATTGTCATAATCTTCTAAATCTTCTTCATTGACTGGGTTCTCAGGCTTATCTACACCTTCCTCACTGATAGGAAATAAAGTAGCTGATATGTACAAGTCATCTGCACCATCTACTGGCTCTAATCCAATGATTCCTCTTGCTTCATTTCTAGTCATTATGCCTTCACGAACAGCACTAGTTACATTTTCATATGTTTTGCGTTTTCTTTCTGCTAATGCAGGTATTGAATCAACATCAAATTCAAGTGTTAAATTGTCCCCAAACATGGGAACTAACCATTCATTGAGATCAGAAGATATTTTTCTTAAATGTGGGATTATTGTTTCTTCATATAGAGCAAGTCTTGCTTCTGCTACATTACTATAAGTTTGGCTGTCAGGTACTCCTACAAGCTGTGAGGGTACACCAAAACATAAAGCTATGTCTGTAGTTGCCATATTCTTTAATGCATGAAAATCCATGTCTTTAGGACTAAGACCCATCTCCTTCCAATCAAAATCACCTTCAAGCAACATAGGTCTACCTGCATTACCTGCACCACTAAATCTATTGTTTAAATCTGTTAAGAGTTGTTGTCTTTGTGACTCTGAAAGGTTTACAGCAAATCCTGAATCATCTTGTGGCTTGAATACAACAGCACCACTAGGTCTTGCACCATTCTGCAATAAATTGACATTGTGCTTACTAGCCATATTAAACTGGTCAACTTCTATAGCCGCGGCACTCATGGGACTTAGACCATAGTAATCATCTAAAGGATTCCATAATTTAACGTGCTTTACTTCGCTGTATCCATTCTCTTGGTCAACTATGTAGGATTGTTGAACTCTGCCATTAATAACATATTCATATTTATCAGGAATAGCATTACCACTACCTTTTATATTGATTCTATCAGGTCTTAATTGATGTAATTCTTTAGGCGCACCATTTACACCACCTACTTTAAGGATGTAAGCATTACCACTAAGAAGCACATAACCAAAAAGGCTATTAAAAAACTCTGAGTAGGACTGTAAAGGGTTTGGTCTGTTAAGTAGGTCAATAAGTGGGTGTTGTTCAATTATTTGATCTCCTGACTTTAAAACAAAGGGTACAGCACTTGCACCTTTAGATATTTCGTTTACGCATCTATATACAATTGCGTTTTTTAGATATCCTTCATTTGCTAAGTCTTGATATTTGTAATTTTTGGATTCTTCAGTGCCTACACCAAAGTAACCCATCATGTTTGAATTTTTTTGTTCGTTTATAGGTTGTACATTAAATAACCTTTGTAAAAATGTTTTTTGTGTCATTAGCTTATTCTCCAGTTTACTTGTCCTTTAGATTTGCTTAATTCAGTCAAACCCCAAACCAATGCATCTAATCTATCAGGACTTGGTTTAAGCTGACCTACATATGAACACATTTGAGATTCTAACTCTGCAAATATTCCCATATGATGTACACGCTTCTGCTCGTATAAAGCCGCAATAGGTTCTGCTCTTAACATCTTACCTCTTGTAGCTCTAACTGACCTGTAAGAAACATTATTATCTTTATCTCTAATAACCTTTTCTACTAAATCGCCACCATTATTAACTTCAGCTATAATTCTGTCTGCTTCCCATTCATAGTAAGCATTCAATACTATTCTACCCCAACTATCAGCAGTATGTCTCCCTGATAAGTCTTCCAGTACATAATACTCGTTATTTCTATCTTTGCCTACTACCACAATGCCTGTTTCATCACTATTATCTCCTGTTGTTACAGCAGGGTCTACAGCTACTATAATTTGTGATAATTCTCTTTCATCTTCAGCTTGTAATCTTGTTGATTCAATCATTGCGTTATTCCATAAAGCACCCTCAACATCATCTAAGATTTCTGCGTAAAGTTCCTGCCTACCTAATGCAGTACCTTCGTATCTTTCACGCATCATTTCTAATGCACTTTCTGCTAGGTTGTCTTGGTTTTCAAAAGTATTACCTTTTGTTAAATGTACATCATTCCTAACTACTAAATCTTTTAATATTTTTATTGGTTTTGGTGTGGTTGTTATAAGACATTGCGGATTATCTCCAAGTCTTAGACCAAACATCAACTGATCAAAAGCATCAGGGTATTGCCAAGAAGCTAACTCATCACACCATGCTCTATGAAACTGTGGTCCCCTTAACCTTTCAGGACTTACTGCCGCATATCCTACGATCTTTGAACCATTTGCTAATCTAATCTCCATGTTAGAACTTGCAAAACCATTTGTACCAAACGTATTGTCTGTGCATTCATTAGGTATTATAGATAACAAGCCTGATGGACCACCAAAACAAACCCTTCTTAAATCACCAAAAGTAGGAGCAACTACAGCACATATTACATTTGGATTTCGCATAGCGTATATTGCGATATCTTGTGCACCTGTTTTTGTTTTACCCCAACCGCGACCTGCAAGAATCAACCATATAAAAAAGTTTTCATCTTGTGGTGGTATCTGTTTGGGTCTAGCTGTTTTTAACCATTCAGTGTATAGAGCTATCGCTTTCTTCTCGCTTTGCTCTTGCAACCGAGTCAAGCAGTTCCATAGCTTCTCTGAAGGCATCTGTGTCTGAGACTTCTGCATTTAGTTTCATGTTTTCTGTTGATTCACCTAGTGCTAGTTTTCCTAACTTCTGTGCTTGTAAACTTGCACCTGCTATTTGATTCAACATTTGGGTTGTCATTGTTGGCGAACCTTGTTGTCTTTTCATTGAGTTGTCTTGAAATATCATACCTATCTCGTTAAACATAAACTTTGCCATAGTTAATGCGTTGTCATCTAAAGTTTTTGATTCTTTAACCATTTCTTTTTGTCTTTCTGCATCTAGCTTTTGCATAAACGCATCATGAAATCTTTCTTGTTGTGATTTCCAACTTTCTTTTTGTGACCATTTATATAGTGTGCTTCTTGCTACTTTATGTTTGATTGCTAGTGCATCTATAGTTTGATACTTGCGTTCTGTACTTCCTAAATCTATACCCTGTACAAATTCAGTTCTTATCTTTTCTGCAAGTTCTTTTGTAAGTTTAATTGTTTTAGCCACTAAAAATTATCCAATAAATCTCTATTTATCTCACAAGTCTAACACATATAAATTGAAATATACAAAATGGGTTTGCAAATATATTTAGATATGTTTATAATTGTAACTATTGAAATTTGATATTTAAAAGGAGTAACAATGAATATTACAAAAACTGAAAACAGAATTATTAATTCACTAACCCTTTCTTGTATAAAGCATAACTATCCTGAATTCGTTGCAGAGTTTGGTTATGAAGATGCTGATAGAAGAATGGAAAATCTTTTTGGTGCTACATGGAATGATTGTAAAGAGTTGGTGTGGCAGTGGCATGATTTGAATACTGGTGTAGTAAGGAGTATGTCTAATGAAAGCTAAAACATTTGCCCAAGCATCCTATCAATGGTCTTGTTATATACAAGATAATATGGGTGCTGTTATGAATGAACACTCTTACCCATATGAAGAACTTTCAGAAGAAAAGAAAACTGTATGGATTCTTAAAAATAATTACGGTGTTTTATGTGTTGTGGATAAACAGACTGGTGAGGTGATCACATGAATATATTTGCAGTAGAGACATGCCCTGTTGAATCAGCTAGAGCATTACCTGATAAGTTGATTGTTAAGATGCCATTGGAAACAGCACAGATGCTTTCAACTGCACATAGGTATTTGTCACCTGATGAATATTGTGTAGAAAAAGGTTTGTATAAAAAAGCTTATTACAATCACCCATGTACTATATGGGCAAGAGAGTCACATGAAAATTACAGATGGTTGTTATTACACTTCATAACCTTATGTGAAGAATACTATTTTAGATATGGTAGAAATCATGCTTCATGGACAAAGTTGTGGAGTGGCTTAAAAATATTCCCAATGAATATACAAGAAGGCGATCTCACAGAATTCGCACAAGCCATGCCAATAGAATACAAAAATCCTAATGACCATATAGATGCATACCGCAAATACATGATTGCAGAAAAACATTACGCTAAGTGGGAAAAGGGTAGAGATAAGCCAACTTGGTGGTCGTAAAAAAACTTTAATTATTTTGTCCTAGAGGGTTGTATTTATAACTGTAGTTGTTATTATAACTACATCAAGATGATATTTAAAAGGAGAAAAAATGACATTTGATAATAAAAGAACATTTGGAGTAGAGATTGAGTTCATTGGTCAAAACAACCAAAGAACAACTAACCAAGAAATTAATCAATACCTTGAAAGACAAGGTGCTGATTTCAGAATGCACACTGCATACTACAGTGATTCAGATGCAACTATATGGAGACTTAAAACTGATTCATCAGTTAATGGTAGTGGATTTGGTCTTGAGGTTGTATCACCAGTATTACAAGGTGATTCAGGTTACAGAGATCTTATGTTAGTTTTAGATGCAGTAAACAACACTGGTGCTTCTATAAACAGAACTTGTGGTCTTCATGTTCATGTAGGTGTTAGTGACTGGGGCATCAAGCAGTTTAGAAATCTTTACAAAAGATATGCTAAGTTTGAAACAGCTATTGATTCAGTTATGCCTTCTAGTAGAAGATTAAGTAACAATGACTACTGTAATTCTACAGTTATGGCTTTTGGTCAAACACTTGGACAAGCTTTTGAAACTATCAACTCATGCAGAACTGCTAGACAACTAGCTAGTCAAATAGGTACTAGATACACAAAGTTAAACATACAGTCATTTTGGAAACATGGAACTGTTGAGTTTAGACATCATGCAGGTTCTACTGACAAAGAAAAAATCTCTAATTGGTTAAAGGTTTGTTTATCAATGGTTCAAGCCGCTGATTTAAACAGAGCAGTTAAAGTAAATAGATTTGATAATGTTAGTGAGTTCAAAGATAAGATTAGCCTTATGTTAAAAGGTCTAAGTAAATTAGAAGGTTCTTTAATAGAATCAAGCACAAAAAGATTTTTCACAAAAAGGAGAAAAGCATTATGCAACTAGAATATACAGTAAAAGGTGGTGGAATCCTTAGAGGTTTCACCAAAGAAGATATAGCTTATTCATTATATGAGTTATCACTAGCACCAAGTTCCAGTTTTGATAATTGGATGCAAGGTACTAGCACTAGAATCAATACACAATTTGGATATAACATTAGTTATGACAACCCAAATGATTTTGTTAATGACCTTGCAAGACATGGTCTTATTATTAGGAGTTCGTAATGTTTTATTTTGCCTATGGTGCCAATCTTAATTTAGAAAACATGAAGTATAGATGCCCAAATGCCAAGCCTATAGTTAAGTTCTCTATGCCTAATTACAAATTAGTATTTAAAGGTGTTGCTGATATTGAATACTGTCCTAATGAATCAGTTGAAGGTATGTTATGGGAGATCACTGATAAGTGTGAACAAGCATTGGATATCTTTGAGGGTTATCCTCATTTATATCGCAAAGAGTATTTTACAATTAAGATGGGTGGAAAACTTGCACATGATTTTGGTGATAATGCAGATGTTATGTTCTATGCAATGAATAGAGCAGACTATGGCGAACCAAACCAAAGTTATTTTAATTGTATTCTTGATGGTTATATTGCTAACAAGCTAGACACAGATTTTCTTTATGATGCACTTCTCCATGCACAAGAAAATAATTCTATTTACAGATACGAATCTAAGTCTTGGAAGTAATGTTTAGAGGGTGTGGTGTTCTCCTACCATGCCCTACTAATCAAACTCTCTACCTTTAACATCAGGAACCCATCCTTTTGTAAATTCTTCTTGTGAACCTTTTTCTGTCATTGGTTGATAATCGTAAAGTCTATCTATTTCTTCTTGCTCCATTCCTAACAATTCAATTAACTGTTCATCTGTATAATTGTGTTTTTCTTTCATCTTTCTGACAATTCCAGTCATAGGTAATATCCCATGATTTCCTCTTGCTCTGTTATGAACAATGGTTGCACACATTTGTTGTGCTTCATCAACCACATCATCTAAAAATACAACAGGAACATAACCATCTGTAAGGTCAGAAATGTCTTGATCTCCTGATACAGTCCATCTATGAAAACCATCAACAATTTCATATGACTTTCTAATTACTATGGGTTGTGTCCACCCACTTAATTTAATACTAGTTTTAAGTAATTCTAACTCCACTGGTGCAACTTTGTTTGGGTTATATTGGTTAGCCTTTAACTTAGACCTTTGAACCCACTGCATAGCGTTGATTGGTTGATTATCTTTACCTTTTTTGACCATATCTTTCTACCTCATATGCTTTTTTTTGTGCTGCATATTGTTTTTTATTACTAGTAAACATTGGTTGTTTACGTCCTTTAAAATCACCACGCATAGCTATACGCAATAAAAACTTCCAACCTATTCCTGACTCAGGGTGATGTGTTCCCATCATGGGTTCAGATGTTTTTTTATAATGTATGCCTACAAATCCATTAATAACTTCTGCAATTTTAGACCTATATGGTTCAGGATGTTTATTTAAAAAATACTGTATAAATTCTTCCCATGACGTATCTTGCGGTTTATCAGGTAATCCACCGAAAGCATATAGCTCAGTGTTTGCGTATCTTGCCGCAGTTGCACTTCCTGGCACTCTGTTTTGCATTTTTTCCCATAGTTTTGGAAAAGCTATAGAGTATTGCCAAAGTCCACGCATAGGTTCTTCGCCATATGGAGGTGCGCACCTTTGTTGTAGATGTGTAAGACCGACTTTTTCTAATATGTCATAAGTGGTGTTGTAATCCCAACCAAACTTTTTTGGACCACTCCATACATCAACTGTTTTCATATCATATATAGGACAAACTTTAACACAGTTAGCTAATGCAGTTTTTGATTTCAGATTAATCATGTAATCTTCATATCTTTTTTCACTAGTTTGTAAAATTGTTCTGTAACGCATAAGGCTTTCTTCTGACCTTATCCCCATAATAATACCTACCTCGCCCCATTCCTGTGGTGGAAAAAGCAAACCATTGCATTCAGGAACAGTTGGTCTTTCATCTATTTTTCTTGGAAAGTTAGGTATGTCATCTAAACCGACTACACTTTCATGTGTGGGATATGGTCTACACCATTTATCTTTATCTTCAGGTGCCCATGGCCACCAATGGGGATGATTACGACTGCAACCATTTCTATGTTTTACTGGTAAGCATAACCAGTTCATTTTTATTTCAGGAAGATCAGCAACCCTTTCTACATAATCAATCGTTTCATATGGTATGGCTTCTTCATCAAAAAAATAAACATGCAGTGGTAATTTGTTTCTTTCTTTAGCAACTTGCAGTGTCATATTCAAACAAACTGTAGAGTCTTTGCCACCACTAAACATAACAACAACATTGTCAAAAATATCGTATGTTCTGTTAATACGTTCTAGGGCTAAAGTGTATACATCTTTTTCTATATCACGTTTTTTTGATACTATTCCCATAATTTAACCTTCTCTAAGGCTCATGACTAGCTTCTGCAAACTAAGTGAATACCCTAGAGCCTAGCTTTTACCATGATCTATATACGTTCTATTTAACATTGGATGGTTTGTATCTGTTGGACCAAAGTCTGAGTCAGGATGATATGCAATTATGTCCATGTATGATTCAGAAGTTCTAAAGCTATGCACCTCTCCTTCTTCTAAACAAAACATCATGCCTTTTGTTAAATCTTCTTCCCAACCCTCACGCTTACCTTCAGGTTTTTGAAATGCTTCACCTTTTCCACCTATAACAATTCCCATTCTTATACTTGGATGTAGATGTTGTGTTTGGTCTATGCCCATAGGGAAATGTAAATAGTTTAAACATGGGTCGCCTAATCTTGGTGGCATAACTAATAAAGAATCTGTACATCCATCAATGTATGACAATCTTCCATTTTTTTCAGAGTGTCCAACCATGTCTATGCCTCTAAAACCATACCTTATTATTACAAATAATTGACCTTCTTCTAACATCTCTATAGGTGTTTCACCATTTAAAGGTGTTTTTATTGTAAAAAAATCATCTGCATTAATCGTCCAACTTTGTTCACCATGTATTACAAAAGAGCCTTTAGTGCAAAACCCATACATATTACCTATCGTGTCATCTATAACAAAATCATCTGATATAGAGATCATTTCAGTTGGGTACATAGTATCTTTTTGATCTATTATATCTGCATGTTGTGGATTGGGTATAAGTATCATTTGTGTTTCCTCATTATGTAAAGCAGTGCATTGTTTTTAGTTTGTAAGTCTTTTTCATCTCTTACTGTTTCTAAAATCTTCATAACCTCTGCTCTATCTTCTTTTTCTAAGTAAAATGTAATTGGTTGTTGTGTGGTTAAGTCAGAAGCACTATAACCAACTTCAGGTTCATCTATCTTAACATCACTAAAGCTTGTGTCAAAAGGTGTAAATTCAACTTCTTTTGGTTGAAAACCTGCAACATCAATACCTTGTAATTTTTCTAACTCTAATTCAAGAGTTTTATCTTCCCATTGTGTTAATTCACCAACTTTATTGTCAGCTAATCTATATGCATTAATATTAATTTCATTATCTTTGTAGACTGTGCAAGGCACTTCATCAATACCTAGTTTCTTTGCCGCTAATAATCTTGTATGACCTACTACTATTACATTATTTTCATCTATAACAATTGACTGTTGAAATCCATGTTTATGTAGTGATTTAGCAACTTCATCAATTGCACTTTGTGATATGACTCGTGGGTTTTGGAAGTAAGGAACAATATCTTCTGTTTTTTTAAAAATGATATCCATATTGGGTTATCTTATATGTAAAATAATCACATGACAAGCCTAGTCACCCCAGTGTGGTGGAATATCCATATCTGAATAAAAATCATCAAAAGGTTCAAATATTCTTTTTTTAGAATTAAAACTAAATTTAGCACTACCAATAGAACCATATAAATCTTGTTCCCTAATTTTTCTAGTAATAACTTCACTAGTATTATCATCAAAATCTCTGTGTACTGTAAGAATTACATCTGATTGGTTATTCCAATGACTAGCACCACTTATGTCATATGCAGTTGGTGGTGTATATCCTCCATCACCCATTTTTTGTAACTTAGTAGGATGTGCAACTACCCAAAATACAATATCGTGTACTCTAGCAAATCTTTTGCACTTAGATATAAAGTCCCTTATATGTTCATCTTCCCTTTTACCACCACTACGACTAGCATTAACTTCATTGTATGGGTCAACTATCACACCATTGCAACCATGTTTTAATATTGCCCCTTTACTTATATTTAATATGTGTTCAATCGTTGGAACTTCATCTTTGGTTTCAATAAAAAAGAAATGATCATCTAAAAACTTCATTCCATCCCTTAATTCACTAGTTGACATTCTGTTGTCTTCACCTATATCAAAAGGTTTTTCAGTTATCATTTGCACCATTCTTCTTAGATGCATTTGTGTGCTATGTTCAGGTGAAAACAATGCAAACTTCCAACCATAATTTCTAGCCAACTTAATAAGTATCATATCTAGAAAATAACTTTTACCATGATTAGGTATACCAGTTACTGTGTGAAATGTACCCTTCATTATTTTGTATATTTTGTCTAAATTTGGATATCCTATCTCCACTGGTTTTGTATAATTGCCATTGTATAAATCAATAACAGCACCTGTGTAATCACCACTTCTATATAAACCATCTACTGGATATGGAACTGCATTTGTAATTACTTGCTTTAACCTATCAGCACCATGTTTTATTAAAATATCATTTGCATCTTTACAATCATCAGGTCTTTCTACAAACCAACATATATCTTTACCAAATCTGTGCAGTAACTCCTTGTGTAAACTATTACCTGCAGAATCATTATCAACAAATAAAATTACTTTAGTAGCTACTAGGTTGCAGTTTTTTAAAGGAAGAAATCTTTTATCATCAGCTTTAAGATTAGCATTCTTGGGAGCGCCATCAGGCAAGGTAGTTACGTTTGTATAACCTGCTTCATATAATGCAAGACAATCCATTTCACCTTCAACAATGATTATTGTTTCTTCACTATGTACTTTTTCATAATTGTACAAAGACTTTTTCCCATTTGGTGATTGTTTAAATTTTTTATCAGCACTTCTATATTTAATATTTACAACATCTTTATTTAGATTGTAATAGGGCATACCAATCCAGTAATCGTTTTCCATATATATGCCAAAAGCATCCACTGTTTCTTTACTAATGTGTCTAGTTGCAAAAAAGGAATACATTTTTGATGGTTTAGACGGTTCTTTTGGCACTACAGGCGGCACATATATTTTTTCAGGTCTATTTACTTTTGATTCACCCTTCCATCCTGTATTTGGATTAAAACCCCCAGTAAATTCGCAATGATGACAAAACCATACACACTGCCCGTTATCTTCTATGGTTAATGCTAGTGGATTATCTTTCGGATTGTGGTTGTGTGGTTGACAACTTGGACACTTAATTTTTTGTGTACCTGCTTGTGTATTTTTAGGTGTTATTCCCTGTTTTCTTAATTCGTTTTCAATATTCATTTTTTACCCCGCTAAGTTATTCAATGATTGTTTTTTAATTTCAATATTTTTATTTTCATAATCCAAGAACCGTTTTTGATTTAGCCATGTACTAGGATGTGGCACAAATTTTTCTTCAGTCCTTTGATTTTTGATTTCGTTGGAAAATCTTATTGCACAAACTGTTAATTTTTTTGTTGGAAAATCTTTAACAGCTATAATCCATTTTTGATGTGCATTGTGTTTATTAATTTTTCTAGGATATGCATCCCAAAAGTCTTTGAAGTCTTGGTCATATTTGTCCACCCCCTTCTTAGTATTATTAACTTTAGTATCTTCTTTAGTATTATAGGACGTGGGTGTCCTAGGGGTATGGACATCTACGTCCACCCCTATCAAAATAGTATACAAATTACTTGTTCCTATCCTTTGTTCTATTTTTAATAGTCCTAAATCAGATAATTGTGTTATACATCTACGAATAGACCTGTCACTAACACCAACTAATTTTGCTAAATGTTTTTCACTTGGATAACTTGCGTTATGCTCATTTGCATAATTACAAAGTATCATTAAAACTAGTTTTGCTGTTGGGTTTGGGATTTCTTTTTTAAGACACCATGATAAAGCTTGAATTGACATTCAGACATTTTGGGCTAGTTAGGACAAAATTTCAAGTCCTAGATATCATAAAAATCATTTGCTGTAACTTCACCATTAGTAACTGTGGAAATTTTACGCATGTCATCTTTTCTAGGTATTCTTTGACCATTACACCACTTGTCAATTGCACCCTTACTTACAGTTGTGTGATTATTTTGTAAATATAAAAGAAAATCATCATGTGTTAGACCTTCTTTTTTTAACCATTCTGGTAGTTTCATAAATTCTAGTCTAACATATAATTTGCAATTAACCCAGTTTGTCCTTATAATTACAGTCAACTAATTGAAATTTGATAATATGAAAACAAACTCTAAAGCATTTGAAAAGTATGGTATTAAATACCTTAGTCCTTCAGCAATAAATAAATTCAGAAAAAACCCTGCTAAATGGTTAGTTAATATTGCAGGTTACAGAGACCCAATATTTTCACCTGCTATGACCTATGGTATTGCAATTGAACAGGGTATAACAATGGGTGTAATGACTTCCGCATCTATTAATGAGTGTATTGATTCTGCTATGAATGAGTACGACCAAATATATAAAAAGATTGAAGATGAAAAAGCCAAATATGATTTTGCTAAATGTCTTGAAAAACAAATTACAGTAGGCGAGGTATTAGAAAAGATAATACCTATGTACAGACAATTTGGTAAGCCTATAGCATGTCAAGAATGGGTAGAGATATATTTAGACTTGCCTATCCCATTCAAGGGCATAGTTGATTTGTTATATGAAGATTCTGTTAGAGATCTTAAAACAACAGGAATAATGCCTAAAGCAGTTAAAACCGACTATCAAAACCAATTAAGCATCTATTCATTAGCTACTAGTAAAAAACCATATGTAGACTATGTTTATGTAACTAAATACAAAAGAGAATTAATAAGCTTTGATGTTCCTAATGTAGAAGAGAACATTAAAAACGCAAGAAGAATTGCAATGAAAATGTGGCAGTTGCTGTCATTTTCTAGTGATATCCATGAAGTCTGTGCTATGTCATGTTTAGAACCTGATATATCTAATGAAGATTTTATGAACCAATGGAGTGACACTGAAATAAAAGGTGCCACAGAATTATTTAACTTGAATACTTGAGGAAATTAAAATGAATAACTTAATACAAGCTTTACTACAAGCACAAAAAGAAATTGCACACGCTACCAAAGATGCTAACAACCCGTTTTTTAAAAGTGGTTATGCAACATTAGAGCAAGTGATTAATACAGTAAAAGAACCATTAAATAATAATGGTATATATTATCAACAGAATAGTAAGCACAGCGAAACTGGTGCTGTGTGTGAAACTATGTTTTATGGACATGAAGCTGAACTAAGTGCAGGAAGTGTTTTTGTACCTGCAGATAAACATGACCCACAGGCTTTTGGTAGTGCCTTAACGTATGCTAGAAGATATTCTTTATCTATGGCTTGTGGTATTGGTTCAGCAGATGATGATGGTGAGACAGCTATGCAGAGAGATAAGGGCAAATATAAAATGATTGGTCATAATGGCAAAGTTGTTTTATCTCGTGATAGCGAAGAAGAATATTTAAAAGATTGTGGAAGAATGATGAAAGATGCTAATAATGTTTTAAGCAAAAAAATATACAAAGCTAACTCTGAAACAATTAAAAAAGCTAAAGAATCCAGTACAGGTGAGATCAAAGATTCGTATGAAAGACTAATCGCTTTATATGAGGGCGAAAATGAAACACAAAAATAAACCCACATTACACGACTGTGTCTACATGGCTATGTCACAAGGTAACTGGTGGGCGCCACATGAACTAAGACAATTTATTTTACATAAGTTTAATAAAGCTTGTAGTGAAAGTGGTCTAACTGCATCTATGCGTGATTTTAGAAAACCTGAATACAGAGAAAAATACAAATTACCTATAGGAGAGGTGTTAGAAAAAAAAAGAAACTATAACAATAGTAGTGGTTGGAAATATAAACTAATAATTAAATAAGGAAAAAATATGTCACAAGAAAAAAAATTTGAACAAAAAGAAAAGAGTGGTGCTTTGTGGGTAGACAACAATGCCCAAATTTTAAGAAAGGGTTCTATGTTGTGGAAATCTGCATCACCTGAAAACGATAACAAAGATGAAAAAAGATATTTCGCATTAGTTGAAAGTGAAAATAATTTTGGCAAAAAAAAGCTAGAGTTATTAATGTCTGTAGGTCTTGTTTTTGTAAATGAAAATAAATTTTCAGAAGATAGTCCTGATATAAGTGGTAATGTAACTATTGATGAAGCTATCTATAAATTTTATGGTCGTAAAAAAGAAGCTAAAGATGGATTGCCTTTCACCTCATGTCAGTTGGTTGAAAAAGATGATGAAATATTTGTTAAGGAAGCAGAAGAAAAACTACCTTTCTAGTTAATGGCAAAAAGGATAGTAGATAAAAAACATCTAGCATATGTAAGAACCCTGCCTTGTTTTATACAACGTGCAGGGTTTTTATCTTGTGATGGTCCCATACAAGCACATCATTTACTTAAACCAGTAAGTGGTTATAGAGGTTGGGGTCTTAAAAGTCATGACACAGAATGCATACCTTTATGTCAATACCATCATGCACAATTGCATACAAAGTATGGGAATGAGTTTAAGTTTTTTGAACATTACGGAATGCCAAAGAATGCAGGACAAAAATATGCAGAGGCTATATACAAGAGATCAATATACATTGATAAATGTGACAATGATTTGCCTTTCTAAAAATAATTAATTTATTTAGTCATATGGGGTTGTTTTTATAACTCTTGTTGTTATAATAATCATATGAACAACGAAACAATGACATTTAAAAAGGAGAAAACAATGAACATTGAACTAGATACAACTAAAAGCACTGACGATATGATTGAACAGGTACTTCCTACTTTATTAAATGCAATCAAAGAAAAAGCATTTGTTAAAGATTATGTAGCTAGTGATGAAGAAGCACTAGGTCTTGTTGTTAGCAAATTTTCTAAATGGGATTTAGATAAAATATTAAACGTGACATCAGAAGCATTAGAAGATGCTAACTTTGATGATGTTGCTAAACAAATAGACAGAATAGCGTAAGGGTTAATTATGACATTAGGTATAAATAAAAATATTATGTATGAGTTTTATATCAATACTGAATATGGTGAAAGTGTTTGGCATTGGAACTTAACTAACTGGCGTAATGCATTAGTAGACTTTATAGATAATAAGAGCAGTGAAGGATTTGTATTTGAAATACAAATAACTTACGAAGATGGTTGTGAATTTGTGGAGATATATCCAAAGAACGAAACAGACATCTTGCCGAAGTATGTACAAAAAGCAGTTAATAAAGTTTTACAAGGAGTAAAAGATGAAGTATGAATTATGGGTTTATTTAGAAGAACAAGGTTTTTGGTGGAAGCACTTGTCTACACAAGACAAAAAACAATCAGAGATCAAAAAACAGAAGCTTGTGTCACAAGGACATAAGGTAAAAGAAAGCATTAATTATTTAGGAGTAAATTAATATGGCACTTATAGACGGAAAGCAATTAGCAAAACTACGTTCTGAGTATGGAATTACACAGGTTGAATTAGCAGAATATCTTGGTTACATGACCAAAGGAAAACCAAATAGAAGCATGATAGCTAGATTTGAGAATGGACATGCAGAAATAAATCCAAGAATAAGCAAACTTCTTGAGAACTATTTCATGAATCACAATGTTTAAGTTAATAGATGTAGTGGTTATTGACCCTAATAAAGAAGAGGTAAGATGGGAAAGTTTTAATGACAATGGAGACCCAAAAGAACTCACAGAAATAATGAACTGCAATACTATTGATATGGTAAAGCTTGGGGGCGATGTAATTATGTTTGTTGATGATGAGGGATTACTTGCACAAGAAAATAGATATTTTTATTTTAAAGACCTTCCTTTTTCAACTTTTGCAGGTACTTGTGTAATTGCAAGAACTGATAATAATGGAAACACTTTAACTTTTAATAGAGATATTGATGATGTTAGAGAAATGATAAAATGGAAACCAAAAGGATATAAAGAAGAACCATTTATGGCTTTTGTGCCTTTAGATGATGGAGTTATGCACTAATGAAATTTTTTAAAACTTTAGATTTATTTTTTGAAAAACAATGGCGAATTACAAATGAAGCTATAGTTTATTTATTTAATATAAAACAAGATGAAGATATTGACTGGTTGAATATGCATAACAACATGGTGGATAATAAAATTGTTAATAGTAAGGAGAAAAAATGAATGAATTTTTATATGATGATCAAGCACCATATAGTGTCAATTTTAACAGATGGTATCATGCTGTAGGTGTTGAAAGAGAAATGTTTAAAGAAGAGAAAATGGATTTTGATGATGCACAGCTTACATTTAAAAAGATGTGGGGATATAAACAATTAGAGTCTAAAGTTTTTATTAATTAGATTTATTTTCTGAACTATATTTAATATTTAAACCACATAAAGTACAAAGACGGTTTTTTTCGTCTAAACCTTTATCTGTAAGAGTATATTTTTGTCCTTCTACTTTTATAAAACCATCTCCAATCAAAGCAGTTAGGTTTTCACTAGGTATATCATCACCAAACATTATTGCTAATATTCCACCTAGTCTT